CCTATAAGAAACACAACAAATGCAGGTGATATAACTTTTTCCGCTACGAATGGATCTACAGAAATAACTGTTTCTGATCCAGCTCATGGAGCAAATGAAAATGATTTTGTTACATTTTCTGGCGCATCAAGTTTAGGCGGTAATATAACTGCTAATGTTTTAAATCAAGAATATCAAATAACTTCGTTAGTAAGTTCTAACTCTTATACAGTAACATCAAGCATAGCAGCCAATTCGTCTGACACCGGTAATGGCGGAGCTAGTGTTGTGGGTACATATCAGTTAAACACAGGACTAAATACCACTGTAGGCGGCACAGGATGGGGTGCAGGACAATGGAGCGGCACAACTAGCAGCGCACTGTCTACAACATTAAATGAAGCTCTAGACGCTTCAGAAACAGGCGTTGATGTTATTGATGAAACAGGTATGACAGATAACGGTGATGTCATTCTTGTTGGTAATGAGTTAATGCTTGTGTCAGCAACTGCCGATGATAATACAATGACTGTAACAAGAGGTCATAGCGGAACAACAGCTTCAACACATGACAATGGTTCTTTAGTAAGATTAGCGACTGGTAACGTTTTATCTACAGATGACTTTGTTGGATGGGGTAGCGCTGCGTCTATTACCGTTCCGGGTGCGCAAATAAGACTTTGGTCACACGATAACTTTGGAGAAGACTTGATAATTAATCCAAGAGATGGGGGATTATACTATTGGGATAGATCATTAGGATTTGCCAATGCAGTTGAGTTAAGCGCTAGTGGTCTTGGAGGAACAAGAGCAAGTGTTCCTCAGATAGCAAAACAAATAATTGTTTCTGATGCAGACAGGCATATTATAGCTTTTGGGTGCGATGGTTTAGGAGCAACATCTGCTGCCCCAAAAGGCAATGGCGTTCAAGATCCTTTATTAATAAGATTTTCATCACAAGAAAATCCTGTTGATTGGTTTCCAACAACCACAAACACAGCTGGTGACTTAAGGCTTGGTGGTGGGTCAACATTTATGCAGGCAGTAGAAACAAAAGAAGAGATACTTGTATTTACAAATAAAAGCGTTCATTCATTAAGATTTATTGGACCTCCTTTTACTTTCGGTATTAAAGAGCTTTCTAAAAACATAACAATTATGAGTCCTGCTGCTGCTATAGCTGTTGATGATTCTGTTTATTGGATGGGTGTAGATACGTTTTATGTATATTCTGGTGGCGGCACAAGACAAATACCTTGCTCAGTAAAAGATAAAGTATTTTTAGACTTTAACTTTGAAGAAAAAGACAAGGTTCATGTTGGTGTTAATTCAGAGTTTAGTGAAATAATATGGTTTTATCCAAGTGAAGGTGAGTCAGAAGTTGATTCATATATAACATTTAACTATGCAGAAAATGTTTGGTATTTTGGAACATTATCAAGGCAGGCATGGTTAGATAGAGGAATAAGAAATTTACCAGTTGCAACCGGTGGTCAGTATTTATACAATCATGAGACCGGTTATGATGATGATGGATCCGCCATGACGTCTTTTGTAGAATCAGCGCCAATGAAATTTAGTCAAGATCAAGGGTTTTCTTTTTTAAATGAAGTGGTGCCAGATGTTAATTTTAGTGGCTCTACATCTATCAACCCAACAGTAGATTTTACAATTAAATCTCAAAGATACTCAGGATCTGGAATATCGCAAACAGAAACAGGAACCGCACAAAGAACAGCAACAAGCCCAGTTGAGGCTTATACTGAAAAACTTGACTTTAGAGTTAGAGGTAAAACATTTGCGTTAAGACTTGAATCGAGTGCTTTGGGAACAAAATTTAAACTTGGAACCCCTCAAATAAACATAAGGCAGGATGGTAAAAGATAATGTTTGTAACAAGTATACCACAATATGTTTTAGGGATAACAAATGCAAAAACTGTTTTAACAACAACCGATGCTACAGTTTTGTATACAGCTCCTAGCGGTGCTGACTTTAATAGTTCTGTTATAACTTCAATACTGGCTCATGAGCATAGTAATAACAGTGATACTTTAAGGGTATTTATAACAGATGCATCTTCTAGTGTTTTTGAATTATTTGATAAAACCGTTGCTGGTCATGCAACAGCAGAGTTGTTAACAAGGGATCTAGCTCTTCAAGCTGGTGAATCAATATCAATTCAAGCTGGAACAGCTAATAGATTTCATATTGTAGCTAGTATACAAGAGTTTGCTATACACAGAACGCCTCAGAGTGACTTATAATGACAGCCTTTATGTTAGTTTGTTATTTGAATTTAAAATTAGAAGGTGGTATTTATTTTAAAAATGTAAATGATTGTATTAACTTTAAACAAATATTAAACAATCAGACTATAATGAAAGACGAAGAAGAAGATATTTATCAATGTATGTGCAAGTTAGTTCCAAATATTGATTCAGAGAAAGTGAGGGTATATTAATGTTAACTGCTTTAATTGGCCCAGTATCTAATTTACTTGGCAAGTTTATAGAAGACAAAGACATGAAGAATAAGTTGGCACATGAGGTGGCGACTATGGCTGAGAATCATGCACAAGAACTTGCTAAAGGTCAGCTTGAAATTAATAAAGCAGAGGCACAGCATAAATCTATATTTGTGGCAGGCTGGAGACCATTTATAGGCTGGACTTGCGGTGTAGCACTGTGTTGGCATTTCGTATTAGCTCCTATAACTATATTTTTGTGTGCATATATTGGAGTTGTTATACCTGAGTTACCTACATTTGACATGGGATCATTAATGACAGTGTTGATGGGTATGTTAGGTTTAGGTGGACTTAGAACATATGAAAAACAAAAAGGACTTACTAAGTGATTTGGTTTTGGTTATCATTAAGTAAATATTTTAATAAGATAGGTAATTATTTTTATTACAAACACATAAATAGCTTAAGAAAAAAACAAGGGAGATAATTGTGAATATTGAACAGTTAAGATCAGAAATAGAATCTGATGAAGGAAATATAGGTCAGGTATACTTAGATCACTTAGGTTTACCAACATTTGGTATAGGTCATTTAGTTAAAAAAACTGATCCAGAAAATGGTATGCCAGTTGGTACACCTGTAAGTAGAAAGCGCATAAACACTTGTTTTAATGAAGATATACAAGGAACTTTAGAAGATTGTGAAAAGCTATATAAAGATTTTTATAAGTTACCAGAAGAAGTAAAATTAATTTTGTGCAATATGATGTATAATCTGGGGTACACAAGGCTCTCAAAATTTAGTAAACTAAAAACAGCTGTAAATAAAGGTGACTGGAAAAAGGCATCTTTGGAAATGACAGATTCTAAATGGTACAAGCAAGTGCCAAACAGAGCCGAGAGATTGGTTAAAAGAATGAAAGCAGTGGGAGCGTAGCATGATAGGAACAATATTTAGTTTAGCTGCACCAGCTATATTAGGGCCTCTTGGCTTTAGTCCTATGATAGCAAGTGCTATAGGTGGTGGAATAGGTTCCTTGCTTCAGGGTGGCAGTACAGATGATGCCCTTAGAGGCGCAGCACTTGGTGGTCTTGGTGGATATTTAGGAGGTCAATTAGGTGGAGCAGGTGGAGCAAGTGTTGATCCTAATTTAGCAGCAACAGCTGCAACGCCATATGGTTCTACTATGGGCAATATAGGGGATAACTTAGCTGCAGCTCAAGGTATGGGTATTGCAGGAACGCCAACACCTAATTTAGGTGCCGATACTATTACAGCTGTACAAGGTATGGGACAACCATCTAGTTTTATGTCCCAACTAACAAGACCAGAAGCAATAGGAGCAGGTTTAGGTGGTTTAATGGCAGATTCAATGGTTAAGCCACCTGAGTATGAGGAAAAAGAAAAAAGAATTTTTCCTGAAGGTATGGCTCCTGAAAATACTGTTAGATTCAGAAAAGATCGAGACCCAAAAGATTCTAGTGAATTTAATTACAATTTTGCACCTAACTATATGGCAGAAGGTGGGGCATTAGAAAATGAAATGGCTGCTATGGATATGGGTCTAGGTGGCATGACAGAAGAAGGCATGAATGACAAAGAGTTAATAAGCAGTGCTATTGATGTTATACAAGGCGAAATAAGCGACCCAGACCAACAAAAAGTTATTTTAGGTCAATTTGTAGCTGAGTTTGGTCAAGAAGCGCTACAGGATCTTATGCAAAGAGTTCAATCGGGAGATATACCAGCTACACCTCAAGAGGGCGATGGTAAAATTGAAGGCGCCGGAGATGGCATGGCTGATATGGTTCCTGCCTCTATGGAAGGGGATCAAGATGTTTTACTTAGTGATGGTGAATTTGTTGTTCCTGCTGACGTTGTTAGTGGCATCGGAAACGGGAGTTCTGACGCAGGTGCAAATAAACTAGAAGATATGATGGATAGAGTAAGAGAACTAAGAACTGGTGGAAAGACACAGCCACCAGCAATACCTGATGAGATGATGTTGCCTGTATGATTTGTACGGCAGTGCCTAGAGAGGCAACAGATATTGTTTGGCATGATGTAAGTGGGTTATTAAACAAGGCTATATTAACAAGTAATGGCAAGTATCATATAGATGATATTTATAGACACATAAACGAAGGTTATTATAATTTATGGTTAATAATTGATGAAAAGAAAGATGAAAAATTGGTAGCTGCTATAACAACTAGATTAATAGAATATCCAAGTAAAAGAGCTTTAGCTTTAGATTGGGTTGGCGGAAACAGAATGAGTGAGTGGCTTCCGATAGCTATGGAAAAATTTATTAGCTTTGCAAAAGATTGTGGATGCAGTCATTTGGAAGGATACGGCAGAAAAGCTTGGACAAAAGTATTAAAAAAATATAACTGGAAACCAGAATATATAGCATACAGAATGGAGATAGATAATGGGTAAAGGCGGATCAAGACCTCCAAGTCAACCAACGGAACAAAATATAACGCAAACTTCCTTGCCTGATTACTATGAACCTTATGCTACAAGGTTGATAGAAAGAGCTGAGAGTGAATCAAAGCGTGATTATAATCCTTATGAAGGTCAAAGATTAGCTGGTGAAAACGAAGACACAACGGCTTCAAGGGACCTTGCTAGAAGAGTGGCTGGATCTCCTATAGCTGGTTTTGATACAGCTACAGCAGGAACTACAACTGCAATGAATAGAGCTTTACAGGGGACACAGTTTCAATCACAAGATTTTGACTCTGCTCAAGCTCAAAAATATATGTCACCATATTTGCAAAATGTTTTAGATGTACAAAAAAATCAAGCTATACTTGATTTCCAAAGACAGCAAGCAGGAAGAGATGCCACTGCTGTTCAAGCTGGTGCATTTGGTGGTAGTAGAGGAGCAGTTCAACAAGGATTAGCTAGTGAGGCGCTACAAAGGCAACTTGGTGATATACAAGCCACAGGACAGCAAAAAGCTTTTGAAGATGCGCAAAGACAGTTTGGTGCAGATAGAGAGTCTAGGATGGCCGCTGAGAAACTTGGTTTAGGGGCCGCAGACGCACTTACACAGCAAGGAATGCAACTGGCAGCATTAGGAGAAAAAGCAAGAGCTGGGGACATTGAGTCTGCTCAGTTATTAGAAAAGATAGCCAAGGATAGACAGGCTAGAGAACAAGCAGGGCTTGATTTAGATTACGAAGATTTTGTTAGACAAAGAGATTATCCAAGAGAGCAGTTACAGTTTTATTCTTCAATATTAAGAGGTATACCTGTTCAGCCATCTACAGAGACAACTAAATTCCAACAGTATAATCCTGTAAAAGATTTACTTGGCACAGGTATAGCTGGTTTAGGATTATATAAAGGGATAACAGGCTAATGATGAATTTATTACAAGTTCAAGATGACTTAAAAAACTTTTCCCAAGATCAGCTTGTTAAAGAAATGCAACAGCCAAGCGGTTCTGCTCCACAGTTTCTTGTTTTATCTGAACTAAATAGACGCAAAAGAGTTAAAGGTGATTTTGAGGCTAGGCAAGCACAACAACAGCCTACAGTTGCTGAAGAAGCAGTTGCGTCAGCAGGTGTTCCACAGAATCAAATGATGGGTATGCCAGAAGCTATGGCTCCACAAAGTGCCGTATCTGATGGAGTTGGCACAAGCGCACCTATGAAGATGGCCTCTGGCGGACTTATGCAATTTGGCAATGACATTAGAAGCAGCATGAGTCAACAAATAGATCCATATTTAGAAGAAGTGGAAAATGAAGCAGAGGCTAAGTTCAATATTGATTTAGATCAAGGTATGCAAGGGGGCGCAATTCAATTGCCCGGCCCAAGAATACCAACATTTCCAAGACCAAGTGATTACAACAGGCCATTCCCACAACCATCTATAGGTGTTGGTATAGGTGGAAAAGGATTTGCCAGACCTTCTGTTTTAGAAAGAGGCCCTCAATTTTCTGGTATTCCTGCAAGAGAACAACTTCTAAGTGTGCCTTATGCAAGTCCAGCAAGAGGATATGCAGAAGGTGGTGTTATAAGAGCTGCTGATGGATTGCCAGAAGAAGACAAAAAGTTTGGCGATGATTTTGTTGATTATGTTGCGGAGAGCTTTCCTGCGGCATTAGAAAATCTTGATACATTAGGGGGATATTTAAATCCTTTTAATTACTTTGGATCAGATTCTGATGAAGAAAAACAAACAGAACAAATAGAAGATGTTGAAGGTATTGATCAAGCTTTAAATGAAGCTCCTAAAATGCCAGAGCAAAAACCTGAACAAAAGTTAAATTTAACTTCTGATGAAAAAAAGCCATTAACTTTGGAGCAAGAGCTTTTGAAAAGACAAGAAGCATTAGAAAAAGATAGAAATTTTGATAAGTATATGGCATTAGCGCAAGCGGGTTTAGGTATTTTGGCTTCTGAAAAGCCAACTTTAGCACAAGCTATTGGCGAAGGTGGACAGTCTGGATTAACAGCTTATGCAGCCGCTAACGAAAGATATAAAGAAGGTCTTAATGATATTTTAAATGCTAGAAGTAAATTACAACAAGCAAAAATAAAAGCTGCTGGTAAAGGTGTTTTGGATAGAAAAGGAGCTTTATCTGCTTTAAGTTCTTATAATAATGACATATCTGCTGTTAGAAAACAAATTGGAGATATACAAAAAGCAGCTTTAGGTAGCCCAACACCTGATCAACAAAAACAAATTGCAGCTTTGCAAAAAGAACTTAATAGATTAAGATTTGAGCAATCTCAATTATATGGAGAAGCTGGTATTAGGCAAAGGCCAACAGTTAATGTTGCTAGTTTGCCATCAACAAAAAAAGGTGAGTAAATGGGTTTATACTCTACCATAGATCCTGTATCTGGGAAACTCTATGATTTTGAAATACAGGGCGAATCTCCCAATCAAGAAGAATTAGATAAAATACAAAATTATATATCTAATGATGGATTGCCACAACAAACTACAGAAATAAAAGCCAAAGAAGACGACAATCTTTTTACAACTGGGATTGGTAGAGGTGTTGATTTAATTCAACAAGGCTATGGATCTTCTTTAGAAGGGCTCGGTAAAACATTGGGCTTCAAAGGCCTTGAAGATTATGGCGCTTCTGTTGCAGAAAATAACGAAAAAGAACTTCAGGATTCAGCAGCAAGCTCAAGACAACTAGCTGATATACAAGATGTAGGCAGTTTTTTTGATTATATGTCAGCAAATTTAGGTCAACAGTTGCCTAATCTAGCGCCAAGTTTAGCTGGTGGTTATTTAGGAGCTAAAGGAGGTGCAGCAGCAGGTTCTGTTGTCCCCGGTATAGGTACTGCCTTAGGTGCTATTGTTGGAGGTGTTGGTGGCGCTATAGCGGCAAACATACCTTTTTTCTATGGGCAGAATAGAGAAGCTCAAAAAGAAGAAATAGAAAAAGGTAATAAAGTAGAGATAGACGAGGGTGCTGCATTTTTAGCATCTATTCCACAGTCTGCTTTTGACGCAGTTGCTGATAGATTTCTTGTTAGAGGATTTATGGCTCCATTAGTTTCTGGTGGTGGTATTTTTACCAGAGGCGTAAAAGGTATAGGTTTAGGTGTTGTTACCGAAACCCCTACTGAAATTGGTCAACAGATACTTGAAAGAGCGCAGGCAGGTAAAGAGCTTTGGAGCGATGAAGCTGTTGATGAATACATAGAGGTTGGTGTAGCTGCCGGTCTTCTTGGTGGATCAATTAGAGGTACTGGAGAAATAGTTGGCGGTAAAAGGTCAACCAGCAAGAACCAAGAATTAGCACAAGATTTAACATTAATGGAGCAACAGGCTCAGCAGAAAGCCAAAAACTACCAAGACATAAAAGGTATGAAAGCTCAAACTATATTAAAAGGGCAAGAAGAACAACAAGAACAACAGCCTATACAAAGAGTTGAGCCTTTTAAGAAAACACTTGCTAAGCAAATGGTGCAAACGGCTGTTGATAACAAAATAGCAAGAGAACAAGCAGATCCTACGCAAGCAGCAAGAGAAATAAGGACCCCTTTTAAACCAATACCTTTATCTACTTTACCAAAGGATGAAGCATTAAGAATAGCGCAGCTTCGTCAAAGAACCGGTACTACAGCACCAAGTGCTGATGTAACTATAGATGAATTAGAATCTTCTATCGGGCCGATTGCAGCGCAACGTGAAAGAGTTAAACAAAAACCAATACTTTCACAAGGTAAATCTTTATTTGAAAGGCAAGTGAACAATGCTCAGTCTGAGCAAGATATAAATGCATTTGCAGAAGAAGCTGCCTATGTAACTAACGAGTTAGCGGCAACTAACAAACTTAATGTTAAAAAATTACAAGAATCACTAAACCTTACTAGAGAAGAATCTCAAGATGTTATTAATTTTTTTAAAGATTCTGGCTATGTAAAAGATGACGGTAAAGGAAAATTAGTTAAAGCAAATGATAACATTAAAGATTTAAAAACAGAATCAGAGGCTATAAAATCAAGAGCCGAAGAAATAATTGCTTTGCAAAAAGATATAGAAACAAACAGGGAAAACATTCAAGATGCCGATCAACAGTTAGACACGCTTTCTCAAGAGTATTTAGAGCTTCAAGAAGATGCTGTTGATATAGAAAAAGCTTCTAGAATTATATATGGTAAGGCCAAAAAGGGTTATGAAGCAAGCACTTTAGTCCCAAATTATACAGCCAAAAGAACTTCTGACAAAGCTTCAAAAGCGGATTT